GAGGATTTCTTTAAACCCATTTCAAGTTTAAGTTTTGATGCCCATTGAGTAAAGTTAGTTCCTTGCATATGGTCAAACTCATGTTGAAATATCCTTGCAGTAATTCCACCAAAACCAGCAGTCTGTTTTTTACCATCAATATCCATATATTCAAAACGAATCGCAGAAGGCCGTCTAATGTTCAAGTAGAGATGGGGATAGGTGAGACACCCTTCTACAAACAGTTCTGTGTCCTCTGATACCCATGTAATCTTTGGATTGAAGAAGATAGTTGCCTCTCCTTTGTCGATATTAGTAAACATCGTAAATGCACGAACAGGAAGTCCACACTGATTTGCAGACAATCCAATACCATTAGTGCCACGCATTGTTTCTATTAAGTTATCATATAACTCTTTAGGAGTCAAGCTACATTTTTCTTTTAGTTCTTCAAATGTAATATCAGGCAAAACCTCATGTAGAATAGGGTCTTCTGGATTAATTAGTTCGTATTTCATTATGTTCTCCCAAAAAATCTAATAGGTTTACCATTAGTTCCATAGTCATTATCGTCAAAAAGATACCAACAACAGTTATCCTTACCGACACTTTTACTTCCCTCTATCCACTTAACTCTTCCAATACTTACAACCTTCTTCAGTTTTGGTAAGTATGGAATTGATTGTTTTGTATGTATCCAATCTGCATCAAACAATAACCAAGTAGGAAGTTGTGCAGATAAATTTTCAATGAGTGGATGTAATATTTTTCTATTCCATGGCGGGTTTGTTATGCAAACATCACACCCCACAATAGTATCTGTTAGTGCATCACCTTCACCCACAAAGTCAGCCATTGGTTCTATGTCAGTCATCCAATATCCAAGTAACCCTGTAAGTTCTTCAATATGTCGAATCAGTCTACCATCTCCAGCACAAGGTTCTGCAAACAAACCTTTATCTGGTAGATGGGGTATAAGAGGTATAACAGCCTCAATAGGAGTAGGATAGAAATCTCTTTCTACTCTATCAAAATCACTTCGTTTGCCCATTATGATGTTACCATATGACTGAAGTTCTTTTCTTTCTTAAACTGTACAACACTTCTAAACTTGTCAAACAACATATCTTGTTTATGAGAAATAACAAATACGTTTTGGTCTGAGAACGTACCAAGAATTTTAAGGAAGTCATCTGTACCAGTACCATCCAATGACGAATCAAAGATTTCATCTAAGATAAGTAAATTGGTATTAGTTGAGTTCTTCATCTTTGCAATTGCACGCCATGTAAATAGTAATGCAAGGTCAATACGCATCTTCTCACCTTCAGAAAATGATGCATAAGAAAACTCATCACGAAAACGTGACTTAATAGTCTCACTGAAGTTTTCATCAATATTAAAGTTTACATAGAAATCCATAGAAGATAGATATGTATTCACCAGTTTATTCATAATTGGTAAATATTGTTTTACAATCTTAGTCTTAATACCACTGTCTTGTAGTAAGTTTCTTGCAACATCAATATAGAACTTATCTTCTGTTAGTTTAGATTTGTGTTCTTCAATATGAGAAATCTTACCTTTTAATTCAGAAAGTTTTTCTTTATCTTCATCTGATATTTGGCCCTTCTCATAAGTTTTAATATCACTATCAAGTTTTATATTAAACTTCTCTAGTTCACTTATAGAAGAACGTATCTTAGCAATCTCCACATCATGTTTACGAATAGATTCTAAATTGCTTAAGATTACTGAGAGTCGATTGTGTTCAAGTTCTTCGAGGTTTTCAACACTTTCGATTGCAGTTGTGAGTTCTTCAACCTTAGAGGTTCTTGTTGCAATCTGCGTCTGCTTTGTTGCATCCGTGATTGACTGTTCGCAAGTCGGACATTCTGCGTTGTCCTCAAAAAACTTGATTTGACGGTCATGTTCATTCCTCTTGTTCTGTAAGGCAGCTTCTGCTTTACTTAACTTTGTGATTTTCTGTTCAATCTTAACTTTATCTTCTATATCTATAGATAGAGTATTCTTTTCTTCTTCAATAGACTTTACTTCATTTTTCTTAGAAGTAATGCGTTTTTCATTTTCACTTACTTTTAATCTATTCTCATTGATTATGTTAGATTTATTATTTACAACTTCTTCAATAAACTTCTGTTGTAGGTTAATCTTCTCTTTAGTCAAATCAAACTCATACTGTACGTTGCGAATATCTTCATTAAGAGACTTTGTTTTACCTTTCAATAGAAAGTTCATCAAAGAGAAAATCTTGATATCTAGGATATCCTCAACAACCTCACGGCGTGCCTTGGTAGAAAGTTGCATAAATGGTACAAATGTAGAAGAGCCTAGAATCACAACTTGTGTGAAAGAACGATAGTTCAATCCCATGATTTGTTGTTCTAAGTGTTTCTGATAATCACGAGCATTCGCATCTTGATTAATCATGTTACCGTTAACCCACACTTCAAACTTATTAGGTTTAATACCACGAATTACTTTTACATCTTTACCACCAACATTAAACTCAACTTCAACGACAGCTGCACTACCGTTTACTGAGTTTACCAATTGACCCTTTGAGATGTTTCTAAAAGGTTTATTAAATAGACCAAAACAAAGAGCATCAAGAATAGTACTCTTACCAGCACCATTGTCTCCAATGATAAGAGTAGTAGTACTTCTATCTAGTTGCACTTCAGTAAAGTTATTCCCTGTCGAAAGAAAGTTCTTCCAACGCACATATTTAAAAGTTATCAAAGTTCTAAGTCACTCGCTTCTACATATAGAGACTTCATCATATTTGTCAGTCGGTTTTTGTCAAGTTCAACATCAAGTTCGCCAATATATCTTTCCAATAGAGTCATAGTATCTTCTGCATTCTCTACGATTGCATCATTAACATTCTCTGCATCTAGTTCACTGAAGTCTTCTACAATCTTAACTTCATGGGCTCCAGATTCAGACAATACCTTATCTATAAATCTATCGAATTGATAGAAATCTTTTTTGTTTATGACAACGATCTTAACAAACTTATCCTTCAATGTCAAGACATTATAGTCAGAATAATTTGTTGTTGTATCATCATAGTATACTTTTTCGAATATTGTATGTGGATTGACAATACGTTCTAGTTCTCTTGTAGATGTATCAAATACATGAAAACCTTTAGGGCAACCATTATCACTCCATGTCATTTGATATGTATTACCAAGATAATATACTTGGCCATCATCAGACTTTTTATGGAAGTGTCCACTGAATACTGTATCAAAGTTCTTTAGAAATTGTTTATCATAACCACTTTCTGAGAAATGTCCAGCGTGCATTTCAAAACCATTAATCTCTAAGTGGCCCATTGCAACTTGTGCTTTAGTACCTTTGATATGATCCATAGTAATCCCATAGTTCTCAGGACAAATCCAAGGAATAAAACATATAGGTGTACCATCAAACTCTACTGTGGTAGCTTCTGGATATACAAACATCTTAGGATAACGTCCCTCTACAAGTTCTGCAAGGGAGTTAACTTCATTTGTATTCTTATAGAACGTATCGTGATTACCCACCATCATATGGAGAGTAATTCCTTTATCTACAAATCTCTGAATAAATCTTTTACGAAAGTCTTGTGCTATCTTGTAGGATACAAACTTACGTCTATCCATAACATCACCCAAATGGATAACAGTATCAATGCCATTCTCTTTAATATAAGGAAAGAATTCCTCTTCCCAAAACTTATAGAAGTATTCATTGAATGCAAGGTTATCATTACGAGCGCCGAAATGTGTATCAGTTATTAACGCTATCTTCATTTACTTCTTCACCATCATCATCATAAAATATCTCAAGTCCTTTAGGTTTTGGTTTCTTCTTTTTGGGTTTATAAACAGCCTCATCTGGAAGAAAGTTCTTTTGCAAATAATCAACAAATACTGTTTGATCTTCACCACCACTGCCTAGAATATCAACATTCATGTTCTCAATAATCTTATGTTTAACATGTTGTTGTTTTTTCTCTTTTTGAATTCTACGAATAAATGCATAGTAAATAATCTGAGTAAAGTATGCAAACGGATTGTTTGATTTCTCTGGATTAAAGTTACTACAATACTGAAGACAGTTTTCTATACCATCAGAAATCATTTCTTCTCTGTATGTGTAGTTTATAAAATTAGGTCTGTAAGATAGGTGATTAGCAATCTTTAAGAAACATTCACCAATATAATTTGATACAGGTGGTTGGGCCTCCCCAAGTGCCTCTGCATCTTTGCATTTTATTTTCCACTCCTTCATTGCTTCCAAGAAGGCCTTGTTATCAACATAGTGGACGGATTTCTTTTTCTTTGTCATAATAACTCCATTGTTAATATACATCATACTTTAAACTAACCAAAATGTCAATAGAAAAATAAAAGCAATTTATTTAGCAAAATATGTTGACAATCTCTTGACAGGTTGGTATATTACCTATGCTAGGGTTGAGAATGATAGATTAGCTATTAGCTAATGTACTGTATCAGATGTAACTTCAAAGTCAGAGAACTCATCCTCTAGTTCTTCTAACTCTTCTAATGTGGGTTCATCATCATAATCAGCATCTTCAAGATCTAATTTGTTTAGACAATAGGAATAGAATTTAGATAATCCTATAGATGCATCTGTAGTGACAAGTACTTTCACTCTTTCAATCTGATAGGTATTGTTTTCGGAGAAGTGTATCCATCTCTGTAATGATAGACTTTCTTCTAAAGTGCCATCTCTAGCATGTTTAGGAATAGCATTAAGTTTCATTGGACGATTAATATTAATAAAGGATTGGCTTTCATTGTCGATAACATTACAGATAATTTCTTCACCACTAGATAGTTTTAGAATCTTAACTTCTGTCATTTGAGTTTTATCCTCTTTATTTCGTAATCAAATTGTTCTTCATTGTATATATTTATGCGAGTTAAAAAGTGATTCAAAGTGAAGTTCCTTTTAGATTTATATGATAAGTCATCTGCTATATCGAATAGTATGGCGGAATCTTTACTGTCACTCCTACGCAATCCCCTTCCGATAGATTGCAAGGTTCTGATCCTACTTTTACTTGGACTAGAGAACACGATGTTGTGGAGATTACGAATATTAATACCAGTAGAAAAAGTACCATAGGATGCAACAATAATCGCATCATTTTTCTTTTCAGTGATCGCACGAATATCTTCTCTTGTCTGTGTATCAGTACCACCATATACATAGAACACTTCTCTATCTGTGGCTTCTGATATCATTTTATGTAATATATTTCCATGTTTCTCTACAAACTGAAACAGTACTAATGTATTACCTTTAATGTTCAAAGTCAAGTCTCTAATAAATTCATTACGTTTAGTATTAGTAACTATATAGTCAATCTCATCTTGGTACTTCATACCTTTGACTAGTTTACACTCTTCTTCTGGATATGTCAATACAATAGAATTAATCTTAAATTCTGCAAGTGTCTTCTTATCTATAAGTTCTTTAGTAGATATAACCTTATTCAATGCACCAAACAAACCTTCTAGTATTAGTCTATGTGTTTGCATTCCATCTAGTGTACCTGTAAGTCCAAAACGATACTTACACATATGCATTTTAGTAAGAATAGATGTGAGTGATTTTGCTTTAAATAAATGAGCCTCATCACCAATAACACATCCAAACTGTTCAAAATAACTAGTCGGCATTTTGTAGAGAGATTGCCATGTAGATACAACTACCTTTTTAGATACGTTTCTATCATGTCCACTATACACCTTTTGTATATTTTTCTCATGCCATCCATAATCAATAAAGTCTGAAGACATTTGTTCCACTAAAGATGTTGTTGGAACAAGTATCAGTATCTTATCATTAGGTTCTTCTCTAAGTAATATTTCGTAATATCTTACGAGAATATAGATGATAAGTGATTTCCCAGATGCAGTAGGACTAAGAAGTAAAGCACGATGATTTCTGATTGCGTAATCCACGGCATTAATTTGATAGTCTCTAGGTTGAATATCTTTGCCTCTACTTTTAAGTTTAAGGCTTGAAATAAATCCTTCCAATACTTCTCTACTAATTTCTTTTTCATCTTTCAATTCCTCACTTATTTCATATGGTTCTTCATAATCATCTAACCATTTTTTAAGATAGGATAATAATCCTAAATACAATTCTCCGTTCTGTGGAGAGAATAATCTAATCTTACCATCCCAAATACGATTACGATATGCAGGCATAAACTTTGCGCCTGGCACTTCAAAGGTAAAAAAGTCTGATAGGGAACGAGCAGTACTTGGTTCTGCTTCTACTTGTAAGAATACTTCATTCTTCTTTTTAACCTTTGTCACTAGACAACACCATCAACAAACTTACGCCATTCGATGGCGTTTTTAATTTCCCAATTACGATTACCTACTTGTTTAAGAATTCTTTCACAACTATCTTGACACATCTTCCAATACTCAACTTTTGCTTTAGCTTCAATGAGTTGTTCATCAGATTCAAGATATATGCTCAAATCACTTTTTAGTATTTTGTGATCAAATGGATTGTCTCTGTACACTTGAGGGTCAGATTTACCACCGTAGTATTCCCACTTTTTTCGATAAAGTACTTTGTACTCGCCCTCTTTGAGAATGACAAGTTGTCTGAATTGATTGTAGTGTGTGAGATATTTTTGATGAAGAGATGCAGACTTTAGAGATTCATCTCCAAGTTCTAAGTTATCTATCTTCAAGTCTTTTGCGGCTGATGCCTGTAGTTCTTCTAATGTCATAATATATTCCATACTGTAAAGTGAGCAGAGATAGGTTGGAACTTTCTGTTCTAAATTATCTCATATAGAGAATCAAGGTCGGGTGTTAAAGTTCACCTTTCCCCTGCTCATACTTATTTATAATTCTTTGAAATCGTACAAGTCGTAATTCATTGTAACTGTTGCAGTTAATTGTTCTGAGTTACTTGATTGTGAATTAAATGTTAATCCAGATAATGATGTAGGATAACAGTTTCTAAAATTAACATTTAACTTAGGGTTATTCTTATTTGTGAGAATTGTCAATGTTGCATCTGATGTGAGTGATGACGGATCAACTGATGTGTTTGATTGAATATTCTTACTAATAGATTTATTATTAGAGCCTGGTTTCAATCCAGCATCTTCTGCAACTGCCTTTGCAAATTGTTCTGTACTATCTGGAAAACCAATACCTGTCATCCAATTATGAATCTCAATGTAATTAGACAAACCTTCACTTACCAAAAATGTAAGTTCCATTGGAGAGAACTCTAAAGTATCACCCATGAAAGGCATTGCTTTATAACGACTATTCATAATTGCATCACCAGAGAATGCGATGCCTGGCAAATTTACTTCTGTCACAAAGTAAATAGTTGTAGGAATATCCAACAATGAAAATTTAAACTGAGTAGGACTCGCAAAATCTACAGTGTCGGGTTGTCTCTGTAATGGGTTTTGTTTTAACATCTTTGTTTTCCTTTCAACTATTTATAAGACAAAAAAAGGGAGAACCCGAAAGTTCTCCCCAAGATTGGTTTAATCCAATTCTTATTCGTTATTACATGATGTTCGTAACTTGAACTCTTCTGTAATATACGTTGTCGTTTGCAGTCAAAGCACCTGAGCGAACAGTCGCACCACCAGCAAATGGGTTTGCAGTCAAGCCGTAGCGAGTTTTGAAACCGATTTTTGGTTGGAAAGTGTTTTCACCAACCGCACGAACCATTTGTAACGGAACGTATGGGCAGTAGAAAAGACCTGCATCGTAAGGTGAAGTACCTTTATAACCCACTGTGAAGTACTGTTTTGCAGCACCGTTTGCAGCATATGGGTCGATGTACACTTTGTAACGTCCGTTAAGAACACCAGCAAATGTGTTACCTGAGTCATCAACATTCAAGTTGTTGTTCAGAGCAGGAGTGTAATCCAATTGTCCAGCCATTTGAAGTGCAGATGCAACATCAGATGAACAGATAATCATGTTACCTTTTCCTCTACGAGTTTGTTGTGCGATTACGTTTGCTTCACGTTCCACTTGGAACATAAGTCCTTTAAACTTCTCAACACTCCAACGGCCGTTTGAGTCAACGTCCATATCGAAAACACCACCAGTAGCAGTATCAACCTGAGCACCTGGCTTAGCAGTTACATAGATTGTACGAACAACTTCACGGTTGATTTCGTTTAGGATTTCAGCAGATAGAATATTTGCAAGTTCTGTTTCAGCATCCAAACCGTGGATTGCTTTAAGGTCTTGCGCCAATTCCATTGTGTATTCTGCTTTAAGAGCACGTGACTTAGCTTCTACTGAGTTCTTCTCAATTGAGAAAGACATTTCAGCGAATGCATTGTTTGATGCATCACCTAATGCTTCTGCAGCAGCAGTTGTCATACCAGTACCACCAGTATATGTGCCTGGCGAACCATCGTTAAGAACAGCAGGGTTTGTACCAGCGTGTGTACCAGCACCAGAGAAATCTGAGTCTGCTTCTGCATACTGATTTTCTGTACCGTTTTGAGCGCCGTAGCGTGAACGCATTGCAAAGATCAACCCTGTTGGGCCTGTCATTGGTTGTACACCAGCAACATCGTATGCAATTAGGTTAGGCATAGAACGTCTAACAAGTGAGATCAAAATTGGATCCCAATTATCAACGGCTGAGCCTGTTGCGTTAGTTGGTGCAGCTTCTGAAAGGAAGTTTGAGTCCTCACGAAGTGCTTTTTCTTGGTTTTCTAGGATAACAGTGGTTACGGCCTTACGATAAGAATCCTTGATCTCTGGAAGATCGTTGTGTTCTAGGACTGGCTGCCACTTTTCCTGTAGATGTTCTGCATTGAACATGTTAGTTTCTCCTTATTGAGTTTTCTAATAATATTTATAAAAAACGATATTCCTACCGTTATTTAGCTCGCTTTACATTCTTACTAATAGCACTCATATAAGTTGCCATAGCACCAGTTGTATCGAAAGATTCGGCACCATCAGTTTCCGAGTCTAGAGATTCAGCGATAGTTGTTGCCTTTGGAAAATAGTTTTCCTTCAGCGTATCGAGTTTTTCTTTAAAAGATTCTTCGTTAACGAACTCTACTTCTTCAGATAGAGATTTAAACTTCTCTACTTCTGTGTCTGCGAGATCAGAAGAAACTTCTGCGAAAACACTTTCACGAACTAGTTCATCAGTTTTCTTCTTCATTGAAGCAGCAACGTCAATTTGTTCGTTCAGTTTGGATTCCAGTTCGTCAATCTTTGCAGATTGTTGACCAAGAATGTCGTACTTCTCATCTGGTACATCAATGTAATGTTCTTCGAACAATGATTTTAGTCCAGAAATGAAGTCCTCAGCGATTTCACCTTTGAGACCACGCTCAACAGCAATTTCGTTTTCTTTCATCCACTCTTCTACAACGTAGTTCATGTATGAATCAACTTTTTCAGTCAACTCTTCACGCACTGCGTTTACTTCTTCTGCAATCTCTAAAGTCTTTGACTCTTCGATTCTTGCAACTTCAGAACGAAGTTTAGATTTAACAGCAGCTTCAAAGATTGTTGCTGCTTTGTCTTTAAATTCTTCAGAAATTTCTTCACCTTCAACAAGTGCTGAAACGTCTTCAGATACATCTACGGATGCAAGGCGGTCATCAAGAGTAGATTCGTCAACTGACTCTTCTTTTTCTTCTTCTTCCTTATTCATCATTTTGTCGTAAGATGCTTTGAGTTCTGCTGATTTCATGGATTTCATTTCGTCATACATGGCATTCAACATAGTCTCTTTAGTCATTTTTGCTTCTTCTAATGCTTCTGCATCATCATCAGCGAGATCTGTTTCTTCTTTGGTTGCACCGACAGCAGGTTCTGCAGCTTTCTTAACTTTAGCAGCAGCCTTCTTACCAGCACTGTCTTTTGATTCTGGATCATCGACAGCTTTACCCAAATCTTCAACGTCACCCTCTTGTTTATCCATTGAGTCGCCTTTACCAGCGCCATCAGTTGGTTGCTTCGCTTCTTCAAGCTCTGCACTGACTTCCGCCTCTAGTTCCTCAATTGTCTTGTCTAGTTCCGACATGGGGATTTCTCCTTGAGTTTGTTTACCTTATCATATTTATAATAATTAAAGTTTCGACATAAATTTTGCGAAGGCTAATGCGGAAACATTTGACTGTCTCTTTCTTACACCTTCATTTATATCATTCTTGATTCCATTGATATCCACTTCTTTGAGAATACCGTTGTTCCAAATCCATTCTTTACCTTCCATAATACCTTCAACGAAGGCTTGAGGTGCAGAAGGGTCTGCAACAATATCTGCCGCAGTGGCAAGATAAAAATCGTCTTTCACATAATTAGCACCACTTTTATTTTCGATAGAACCCATACCTCTTGAAGAGACACCTAGTTTTCCACCGTCTTTAATTAGTGCTTTCGCAATTTCCCCCATTGGAGTAGAGAGCAGTTTCGCCTCACCAATAAAGTTCTTTCCATCCGCTTCCAGTTTTGTGATCATGTGCGATACTCTGTCAAGATTGACAGTTGGGCCTTCTGGGTGTCCCAGTTCCCCAAACGCACGACCTTCAGCAACAAATTCTTTGTTGTAACGAGTAACTTCTTTTTGAAGTACACCCATTGGGTAGACACGACCATTACGGTTCTTCATGTCTGCCTGCATGAAAATTCCACGAATCTTCATATCCTTTTTACCATCGTCTTTTTCTTCAACGATGTATTCTACTTCTTGTATTTGTTCAGCGATAAGTTTCATATTAATACCCCGAATTTCCAATTGGAGTTGCTTTAATAGTACTTGCACCACGCAAACCTTGTCCAGCTTCCAAATGTATTACAATTCCACCACCAGCAGGAACACGAACTGTCCCAATATCTGCATCGTCATCAGCATTACGGACTGTTACCAATCCAGCTGAACCAGTATTAAATACCCATGCCGCACCAGTAGATGTCAAACCTGTAGAACCTGTTGCGAGGGCGACTTCTGTTCCTAAAACTTTCATATCACTTCTTCCTAAATTGTTAATAGTTCATTTTCAAAATAGTCCATAAGTGCCTTATGCGGAACTTTAAACTTTTTGGCAACACTATTTATTGTTTTATCAAAAGTATTTAGGAAATCTGTAGGCTTCGCATCCATTTCCTTGAAAATAGCGTCAATAGCATCTTTCATCTTAGGAGACAACTTTTTGTACTCCTTAGATTTCTTATGCTCGTCTTTCTCTGGTAAGTTCTGTTTGAACTGTGAAAGAGTCTTACTCACTATCTGTTTCTACCTCTGGTATATGATGTGTCACGAATGATTGTGCCACTTCTTGTCTTTTTGTTTCTAATGCATTTCCAACCTTAGTTGCAAGTGCAGCGTTAAAATGTGTTTCAGCGTTAATGTTATCACCATCACCAATTGCATTTACAAAACTTTTTACATTGTCCATTATTTATCTCCCTGTGTAGGATCGTTATGTGCGAACATGCCATCGTCATCTCCACCCATTTCACCACCTTCTTCATCTTTAATTTGGTTTTCAATCTCTTCGATAGTATCATCATTCATACGAAGGATATGTTTTCTTACATACTCTTTAGAATAATATGTTCCGACATAACTTTCGATCTGTCCTAACATATCAAGTCTCTCTCTAAGAATTTCTGCATTTTTCAATTCTGTAAAGTAGCCATCTTGTAGGAAGTCGTACTGAATACGTTCTTTAATAGAATCCCATTCTTCAACTGCGATAACACCTTTTAGAACAAGTTGTGTTTTCAATAAGTCTGAGAACAGTACTGCAAATTTCTTGCGAAGTCTCTGTACAAACTTAGTAAATTTTAACTCATCTCTTGTAATGTTATCAGAGCGTCCAATTTGGAAACCTGATTCTTCTGCAAGTCTAGATACTGGTACGTTTAATGAACGATACAGTTTCTTTTGGAAGTATGTAATATCATCAATCTCACCAAGGTTTGAACCGCCTGGCAAAGTTGTAATCTCTGTTCCTCTACCACCTTCTCTACGAGGTAGCCAGAAATCTTCTAACATAGACATGTGGTTTCTATCATCTCTGATTTCACCAGTTCGTGCATCGTATACCATTTTGTTACGATAACGATTCATCACATCTTTGAGGTATGCTTCTGCCTTCATCTTAGGCAAGTTACCAACATCAATGTAGAAGATACGTCTTTCAGGCGCCCGAGAGATGCGATATACTACTAATGCATCTTCAATCATACGCAACTGATTGACAGGTTTAATTGCTTTGTTTAGATGTGAGAGTACTGTACCCTTGTGCATATCTACAAGTCCTGATGGACAGTATGCAATAGAATCGGAAGTAATCTTTACTCCACTGGAAGTACCAGCTGCACCGTCTAAACCTTTTTCGTTATAAAGATAGAAATCTTCAATGGCCTTAACCATATCCAATCCTGTCTTTTGATCTTTTTCTTTTCGTTGTTCTCTGACCTTCTTAATCTTACGAGGGTCAACGTAACGAACTTCTTGCATCCCCTTTCGAGGAGACTTTGTGTCAATTACCTTATGATAATAGAGTCTTCCATCCACATACCAACGTCTAAAAATATCGTGTCCTTTTGCATTGAAATCCATAAGTCTTAGGACTTCATTGAATTCTTCACGAATTTTAGATTTGATTTTTGGAGAAAGTTCTAACCTGTCGAGGGAGACTGAGACTGATTGATCACGTTCATCTGATACAATCGCCTCATTCACAATATCTTCAATTGCACTATCACACTCTGGTTGTTGTGCAATATCACGATACCTACGAATCAAGTCAAGGTCGTTTTTCTCACGCCCATCCATATCTAGGATAGAGGCGTAATGTCCTCCACCAGATACTACATCAAACGTGCCGTCATCAGTAGAGGGAGCAGTGAACGCATCACTACTCCCATCCTGATTTGCTCTTGTGATTCTGAAACCAAAAAGTTCAGCCATACTATAATTCTCCTAATTTTACCCAACTATTTAGTAGGTTTTAAAAAGGTTACTTATACCGAACTAGCGGAGAAACTTGTGTATCTCCAAGTTACATCAAAGGATTCAATATCACTTACAGTGTCATATGACAACTCAATCGGAGCGATTATAGTTGGCCAACAGTTTCTTAGAGTATAACTCTTCAAAATTCTGTCATCTCTATCCAACTGTTGTACTACTAATTGAGCAGTGTAATCTGAAACATTTGTCAATCCAGTATTTTCTTCAAGATCATTAATTGCATTCATCCAACGCTCCATTGCGTTACGAACCATGAAATCAGTGTCATTGATTACTGTAGTTGTCCATGTCTCAAATGTTCTGTCACCAGCAAGGAATAATTGTCTTCCTCTAAAGTTAACAGTCACTTCTGGAATTGTTTGGCCAGGCAACGATGTTGCCTTTACCATATATTGTGTTCTAGTTGCATCTAATCCAGTTGCAATTGCTCCTGGCGTACTCATAATTACACGGTACTGATTAGCTCTTGCACCACCACCACGGAGATTTGATTTGAAATCGTCAATACTAGCCATGATTAACCTCCTATCTCACTAAATGCCACACCAGTTCTTACTGCGACAAAGTTAAGTTGAATAAAGTTAATTGAACGAGCTGGTTTGATGAAGATATCTGCAACAAACTCATTTCTATCAATTACTTCACCTGTGTTGTTCGTTTCGTCTGCAACAACTGAGAAGTCTGTAATACCTCTACGTCCCTGTACATCTCTGAGGAATGGTTCAACTAGGTTTCTAAATTGTGCCTGTGTGAACGCATCGTTAAATTCAAAGAGTTGGAATTTTGCAGCAGTAGAAATTGCTTTCTCAAGAACGATAAACAATCTACGGACGTTAATTCTGTCGAATGCACTTGGTCTTGATAGAGCAGTTTTGTCACCGAAGAGAACTGTACCTTGGCCTGGGAATGTAACAACAGGGTTGATACGAGCAGGATATAGGATATCTCTTTGTGCTTTTGTTGGGTTATAAGCAAGTTTAACTGCACCACGAACCTGTCCTCTGTTGTAACCAGCTGGTGAGAACCAAGGGTCAGCAACATTGTCAGTATTTGCAGCAAGTCCTGCTGTATCACCATTCAATGGAACGTAACGATATACATCATTGTACTTGTCATACATGTACTTCCAACCACTATCGAAAACAGCGTATGAAGAACTTGCAAGTCCATCAAAGAAACCTTTGACGTTAGTTGTTTGAGCGGCACTTGTTGTGACACCAACTACATCTGCAGCTCTAGGTGAAATAAATGCAACAACATCTTTTCTTGATTCTGCAAGGTCGATGATATTTGTTGCGTGTGTTACTCCGTTTGTACCAGCAGGACATGCACCTGACATAATTAGGTTAATGTCTACTGTATCTGCGTCTGCAAAAAGGTCGTATGCAAGATCAAGTTCACCGACAGTAGCAGCAAGAGGACTTGCAGTACCATCTGTACCACCACCTAATGAATCAACCAAGACACCAGCACCGTTTAAATTGGTGTTAGCAAATGCAGTACCAGAAACTGGTGTAGTACCAATATTTGCCATATTAGCGCCGTGATCCATCCAGTATACATAACTTGAACCAGTGTTAACTACGTTTGCGTAGAAGTTAGTTCCACCTTGTGGTGTTCTTGCGTTATTAGACTGAGATACAAATGCATATGTTTCAATAACAGAAAGTGTTCTTTGACCACCGATATCAGCATCAAAACCAGTGATACCACCAGTTGCGTCATAAACTACAACGTGCATTTCATCTAAAGTTAGATTTCTATCTGCAGCCCAAGGCGAAGTTGCCGGAGCAGCGTCAAACAAATCATAAAATCTCCAACGTCTACGAACAGTTGTTGCCGCAGTCAAAGCAGATTTAAGTCCACCACCGTTAGGATTATCTAATTGTTTAATAGTTAAGTTGTCAGTAGAAATTGCAGTAACTTCATACTGTGAACCGTCTGCTTCACTGAAGTGAACGATATCGCCTACTGAGAATGCAGCACCACCGTCACCAGCAGAACCACCACCGTTATCAACTCCAACAGTAGTTGCACCAGCAGCAGGAGTACCAGTTGTTACACCAAGTGTACCAGCAGAACCTGTGAATGTTTGTTCAAACGCATTTGATGATGTACAAACTGAAACAGCAAGTGCGTTACCTAATGCACCAGTGTTTTTAGCTGCCCAAGAACCAACAGATCCTTGACCACCAGAAAAGCTTGCGTCATAAACGTCTTCGTTATTAATCGTTAAACCAGCGTCATTAGCAGTTGCGTTTTTAGCTCCTGCCATCGCAACACGAACAACACGAAGGCTATTTGTATATTGTAAAAAATTGGCGGCTGTGAACCATGTCTCGTAGTTATCAGAGGTTGGTTTACCAAAGATTTCTACTAATTCTTGTTCCGAACCGATGGGAACAACTTCTGCTACTGGGCCAGTCGTGAAGTGACCAGCAATAGCTCCGATTGAAGTTGCAACAGCGGGAACAACATTAGTTAAATCTACCTCTTTAACGAGAACGCCAGGGGATACTTGAAATGCCATCTTTTGTTTCTCCTTATGGATAAGTCATTATTAAAGTTTTCCAAACTTACACAGATATTTATAAAAAACCCATCTTTCATTTAGAATTTTATAGGTCAGGCAACACATAAATAATACTATGTCGAAGCATTATCAGAAATACAAAGACACCATTAAAAGGGTATCTCAACGTAATTACAGGGCTCGCAAGATATGGGTTAATGAATATCTTGGGGATAAATACTGTAATTACTGTGGTGAATCTGAAACGGCCTGTCTCCAATTTTATCCCCACGAAAGGGAAGTTCGTAAACTAACTAAAAGAAAAGGTTTGAACGAACAATCTAGAACTGAAGTTAAAAAACTTATTGATAATTCTAAAATTGTCTGTGCAAACTGTTACTTAAAACTAGAAAACGATATAACTGATATTATGTAGGGATTTTAAATTCTCTACCAATCTGAGTCGTATTGACGTACTACTGGACTCCATCTTGTTCCATACTCATCAATAGTTACACTCTGTTCGTAATCATTTACTCCATCTACAATAAACCCAAATGGAGCCATGTCTTGTTCTAGTTGATACTGATTTTCATTAAACATTCTAGCACGAATATCATCGTCTGTCAACTCTTTAAAATAAGTTTGTTGAACTAACCAACCAAATAATACACAACACATTGCAAGGTCATCACAATGTCCTTCTTCTGCCTCATAAGACTGTCCTTTGAGAATGAATGTAGAAAATTCATTTATCAGTTCATAATCTTGGATAATTAGTTTATCAGTCTCAATGATTTGTTTAATATTGGAACAACCCATCTTTTTTACAGCCTTAGTTGTCCGTACCCCAAGTTGCGCTTTTCCACCGCTAAAACCACCTCCAACGACTTGACCTGCACGCCCACGCATACTTGCCATTATTAGGTTCTCATACTCCAAGTCAAATTGTAAGGCAGATGCAACCTGTTCACCAATATCATTTACTTCAACCATAGTGTATGCCATGTTGTATGCTTTTGCAACATCATGGATAATATTAGGGAATAGCATTGGTTTAATCTCATTGTCACGATACTTTGCAACAATTTTATAAGGAACTGTTGTCACATCAAATACTAAGAATGCAGAATAATCATTACTAGTACCCCTTGACACATCAGCAATTAGTGTGTATATATGTCCCTGTTCTGGTTTTTCATAAACTTGTAATCCAGCATTAGATGTAATAGGATTAACAAAGGCCATAGATTTTATCTTTGCAGGCGCAATCAATGTATTTGCAGAACCTAAGAACTCACATTCAAACTCTCTTCTGAATTGTTCTTCAGAAGTATTTGCAATGGTTTCTGTTCTCCATTTATCATCTCTGCCAGGAATTGCACTCCAATGAACATCAATAATATTATAAGAGTTACGTTTGTTCTCTGCATCTACCCACA